GAATCAAAAAGAATCAAAGCAATTTTAGAGGATTTATTTAAAGAAAAATTAGACATAAATACCAACCTACAAATGTGGGCAAGAGGTATGTGTAAGTATGGTGATGATTTTGTTTATCTAAAAGTAGACCCTGAAAAAGGAGTCGTTGGATGTCAACAATTACCGAATATCGAAATTGACAGAATTGAAGGTTCAAGTGCTTCTGGTAAAAATTTAGCACCTGTTCCCCAAGATAGTAAATTACCAACAAGAGAGTTAAGATTTAGTTGGAAGAACAAGGATATGGAATTCCAAGCTTGGGAAATAGCTCATTTTAGAATTTTAGGTGATGATAGAAAGTTACCATATGGTACTTCTATGTTAGACAAGATTAGAAGAATTTGGAAACAACTTTTACTTGCAGAAGACGCGATGTTAATTTATAGAACATCAAGAGCTCCTGAAAGACGTGTATTTAAAGTGTTCGTTGGTAATATGGACGATAAGGATATTGAACCATACGTACAACGTGTAGCAAATAAATTTAAAAGGGACACTGTGGTCGACCAAAAAAATGGTCAAGTGGATATGAGATATAATCAAATGGCTGTAGACCAAGATTATTTCATACCTGTTCGCGACCCCGCTCAAACTAATCCAATTGAAACATTAGCAGGTGCAGCCAATTTAGGTGAAATCGCCGATATTGAGTATATCCAAAAAAAGATGTTAGCCGCTCTTCGTATTCCAAAAGCGTTTTTAGGATTTGAAGAGGTTGTTGGTGATGGTAAGAATTTAGCGTTAATGGATATTCGTTTTGCAAGAACCATTAATAGAATACAGAAATCATTAATCCAAGAATTAAATAAAATAGCATTAATTCATTTATATCTTTTAGGTTTAGAGGACGAATTACATAATTTCAGTTTATCACTAACTAACCCATCATCTCAGTCTGATTTACTTAAGATTGAACAATGGAAAGAAAAGATTACCCTTTATAAAGACGCAACATCTGACCAATCACAACTTGGTATCTTACCTGTTTCACATACTTGGGCTAAGAAGAATATTCTCGGATTTAGTGATAATGAAGTTATACTTGATTTACAACAACAAAGACTTGAAAGAGCTATTGGTGGTGAATTGGCTGCAACTGCAACAATCATTAAACGTTCAGGTGTATTTGATGAGGTGGACGCTAAGTATGGTATTCCTGAAGAAGAAAGAGAGAAATTGGAAGCTGCAGGTGCAGCAGGTGGAGCCGAAGCGGGAGCCGCTCCGGGAATGGATATGGGTGGTGGAGGAGCCGCCCTTGGAGCTGAAGCTGCACCTCCGGGTGGCGAAGCTGCACCATTGAGTGAATCAAGAAAAGAGAAGATATTATCTATGTTGAGTGATAAAGATGAAAAATTGGAGGACCTATTTGACATTAATAAAGCACAACAGAATATTTATGAAATAGAAAATAAATTAAACAACTTACTAAACGACTAACAATGAGTAAATTTGGGGTTTTAAAAACTAAGATATTAAAGAAACTCACAGAATCATATTCAAATCAGAATAAAACTGAGATGAAGGAAATTCTTAAAATGATTAAAGAGAATAAGGATTTTAAAGAGTTATATCTTTTTTACGAAGAAATCGAAAACAAATATTTTGAAGATAAGGACACTGCAAAATTATATGTGGAAGAATTGAATACAATTCTAAAGAACAAATCAAAAAATATATCTGATTTTTGTAATAAATTGAATACGAAATTAAATGACATTGAGATAAACGAAAATGAAGTTTACTCAAGTCTTGATACGTTATTAGAAGAAGATAACTTATCGAATATTGATAAGAAGGTTCTTTCTAAGAAAAAATTAGTCGGTCATTTAACGACTTCTAAACAAACAAACGAAGACTTATCGTCTGATGTTGTTGTAAATGAATCTTTACTGCACGCAGTATTAGTTAATAATTTTAACGTTTTATATTCAAACAACCTAAACGAAGAACAAAAAGAAGAATTAAAAAATATTCTTTCAATGAATCAAGAAGATTTAGATAAGAATATGTCAGAATTAAAAGAAAATGTTTTAGACCAAGTATCCAAGATTTTAACTGAAAATTCAGACCAAGACCTTTCAAAGAAGTTAACACAAGTTCAAGACGAGGTTAACAAAATGACATTTAGTAAAATTAATTATTTCAAACTTAAAGAATTAAAAAATGGTCTTAATTAAGACCATTTTTTATTTTCTCTGAATAGATTGCTTTGAGTTTTTCTTTACGTTTTTTAACGGAGGGTTTTACAAACTCTTCCCTTTCTCTTAATTTTTGGATTTGCTTAATTTTTTGAACTTTTTGTTTGTACGTTCTTAACGCAAACTCAATTCCTCGCTCTCCCTTTACTTCGATTATAATCATTTGTTTTTAATTTATATTTTATAAATATATTTTGGATTTACCAGAATTTTTCATTATATTTTAAATATAACCATAAGATATTATAATATGAACAAAATTAATGAAAACCGGAAAATTTATACCACTGGGACACTATGGTAATGTAAAAATCGGATATGGAACTGTAGATTACAAAAACTTAAAAACCATATATATAAAATTAAATTCTTGGCTTTTACCTGAAACCGATACTAAAGACTTCGATGTCATAATTTCAAAATCACGTAGAGAAATTAAAAACTATATCTATTGTTTGGATAACGACTTATTTAGAAAAGAAAATATAGTCGATTTAGACATTAGAACTAAAGGAATCAAACTCGAAAAGAAGTCATTTATGAATTTAGAGATAACATTATTTGTTAAAAATCATTTTGACATTCGCGATAAAAAAGTAAAGAGTAGAATTAAAGAACTATCCGAACACATCGTTGATACTAATCTAAAAGACAAAAATCTGTTTAATTTCTATAAGAACAAGAAATAAGTTGGGTTATTGATGTATTTATAGTATAAAAACTGTAAATGAAAATTTTAGGTCCTCACGAAACGGGTAAAGGAATCTTAATAGAGTACGACGCCGGACATATATCACCTGAAGAAAACAAGCAAATCATTAAGGAAATGAGAGAACTTGATTTTTCTCAGGACATAGTTTTATACGCTGTTTTACAAAAATACGACACTCCAAATAAGAACGGAAGGATTTATCCTGAAATGTTACTGAAAAGAGAAAACGAAAAATACCAAACGCTCATTAAAAAGGGTGGCGCATTAAACGAATTAAATCACCCATCATCTTCACTTATCGATTTAGATAGGGTTTCCCATTCAATTCTTGAAACTTTTTGGGATGGTAAGATGCTTATGGGTAAAATTAAACTTTTCACTTCGCCGGGTTGGAGAAAGATGGGAATTGTTTCCACAAAAGGAGACCAAGCTGCAATGTTAATTATGAACGGAGCCACTTTAGGTATCTCTTCAAGAGGTGTTGGTTCATTAAAGAATGTTAAGGGTCAAAACATAGTACAAGAAGATTTTGAACTTGTTTGTTTTGATTTGGTGTCATCTCCATCTACACCAGGTGCATATGTGTTCCCTGATTTATCTGACAGGGACAAATATCAAGAATCTATTGATGAAAAATCTGATGAAGGTATGAACAAGATGAAGTCATTAATGGGTAAACTAGATAGTTTTTTATCTAAATAATAATTTTTATCCGTTTTGAGGTATAAGAAAAGTAATTTTTTCTAAAATCAATGTATTTATAGGATAATAAAACATTTAAAAAATACGATGAGTCAAAAATCTATTTTAGAACAAGCTTTACTTCAAGTACAAACTCTTGAAGAAGCAGTTAAGCAAAATGCAAAGGGTATACTTGCTTCTACAATGAAACAAGAACTAAATGATTTGCTTAAAGAATCAGAAGACGAGGGGAATATTGAATCTCCTGAAGTTGAAGAACAAGATGTACCAGAAATTGGTGATGAAGAAACTCCAACAGATGACGAAGAATCAGACGAAATTGCAGATGAACCTGAATCTGACGAAGAAGGTGAAGATGAAATGGGTGCTGATGATGAAGAAGAAATACCTGCGGATGACGAGGAAATGCCTGCTGATGACGAAATGGGCGTTGAAGACGAAATGGGTGCTGATGATGAAGAGGGAGAAGATGTTCTTGATATGACATCGGCTTCTGACGCTGAAGTACTTAAAGTTTTCAGAGCTATGAAGCCTGATGATGGTATTGTCGTTAAAAAAGAAGGTGATAAAATTTCTTTGAATGTTGATGATGAGGAGTACATTATTAAGCTCGGTGACGAAGGAATGGGTCTTAATGAAGGATGGGATGAATCTGAAGGACAATATGATGAGTCTGATGTAGACACATCTATGTTGGAAGATGATGATATCGAACCTTCTGATGAAGACGGAACCGTTTTTGAAATCGAACTTGACGAAGAGGAAGCAGAAGTTATTGAGCCTGTTGAAGGTGAAGTTAAAAAGGTTGAAGCAACCGAAGCGTTACGTACAAAATCAAACCGTCACGGAGATAAAAACGGCCAAAATCGTACTGGTTTACCGGCTAAAAATGTTTACAAAGCGGGTACAGTAACTAATGAGGAAGTATCAACACTTAAAAAACAAGTTCAAGTTCTTAGAGAAAAGAATGAAGAGTACAAAAAAGCTCTTGTCCTTTTTAAAGAAAAATTAAACGAAGTTGCCACTTTCAACGCAAATTTAGCATTCGCTACCAAATTGTTTACAGAACATTCAACAACTAAACAGGAGAAAATGAATATATTAAAAAGATTTGATTCAGTTTCTACTATAAAAGAGTCCAAAAATCTTTATTCTACAATTAACTCTGAATTAGACAATAAAAAACCAATGACAGAGGCTATTGTAGATAAAATTACATCTAATCCAACAACTTCTTCTACTGAGGTTCTTTCAGAGTCAAAGGCTTATGAAAATCCACAATTCAGAAGAATGAAAGATTTGATGAATAAAATAAAATAATAAAAATTTAAAAAAATAAAATCCAAAAAAATGGGAGCATTATTAGAATCAGGTATGGTTGGTAACATCGGTCTTAAGCACCTTCGTGTTATCAAAGAAGATACCATTAAAAAATGGGACGAGTTGGGATTCCTTGAGGGTCTTGGCGGTCACCAAAAAGATAACATCGCGCAATTATACGAAAACCAAGCATCTTACTTAATCAACGAAGCAGCAGTATCTGACGCTTCAGGTTCATTTGAGACAGTGGTTTTCCCAATCATTCGTCGTGTTTTCTCTAAATTATTAGCGAACGATATCGTATCCGTACAAGCTATGAACTTACCAATCGGTAAATTGTTCTACTTTGTACCTAAAATCCAAAACAGAAATGGTGTTGACCACTACGCACCTTACAAGATGCCAGGTAACACTGACGCAGCAACAGCTGGTTATGATTCAGGTTTGAATCTATATGATAGATTCTACGAGTCAGGAGATGGTAACAGCCCTGATACAGGATTGTTCGATTACTCTAAAGGTTCTTATTCAGGTGTAACTTTAGCAGGTGCTGCGGTTGTAGCATTCTCTAACGGTGTTGTATCTGATGTAACAAGAGCATCATTAACTGGTACTACTAAAGATTCATTAGTTGTTAAATTCTCAGGTTTCACTAAAGATGGTCAAGGTAAACTTATCGGACCTAACGGTTCTGTAATGGATACTGAAGAATTCTTAGCTGGTGCTGAGATTTTCGTTAGTGGTTCTTCTAAGAACTTCAACATTGTAACTCAAAAATACGGTAAAGGTATTATCGAGTACGGTGCAAAAGCTACATCTGCATTCCCAGGTGGTAGATTCCAAGATGTTTGTGATGAGGAAGGTGTAATTTACATCAATGTAGATTTACAAAACTACAACGGTGCAACTACAGGTTTTACCGCATCTCAATTATCTAATACATTCCAAGCTTCAGACGTTACTTTGACTTTCAGAGTATACAATGACTTAGAATTTGAAGATGAAATCGGTGAAGTATCTTTCGATTTAGAATCTGTTACAGTTTCTGTAGTAGAAAGAAAATTAAGAGCTAGCTGGTCTCCAGAATTAGCACAAGACGTAAGTGCATTCCACAACATCGACGCTGAAGCTGAGTTAACAGCATTGTTATCTGAGCAAATCGCAGCTGAGGTTGACCGTGAAATCTTACGTGACCTTCGTAAAGGTGCCGCTTGGACAGCTAAGTGGGACTACAACGAATGGAAATACGGAAACGGTGGTTCTTCATTCGCAGGTTACACTCAAAAAGACTGGAACCAAACATTAATCACTAAGATTAATCAGATTTCAGCTCAAATCCATAAAACTACTTTGAGAGGTGGTGCTAACTGGATTATCGTATCTTCAGAAGTATCTGCAGTATTCGATGATTTAGAATATTTCCACGTATCAAACGCTCATCCTGAGCAAGACCAATACAATATGGGTATTGAGAAAGTAGGTACATTAGCAGGTCGTTACCAAGTATATCGTGACCCTTACTTCCCAGCAAACAAAATTTTGATTGGACACAAAGGTAAGTCATTGTTAGACGCTGGTTATGTATACGCACCATATGTTCCACTTCAATTAACTCCAACAATGTATAATCCTTTCAATATGACCCCAATTAAGGGTATTATGACTCGTTACGCTAAGAAAATGGTTAACAACCGTTACTTCGGTGTAATCACAGTGAGAGGTGTACAAACGTTCGATATGAACACATTAAGATAATATTTTTTATCTTATTTTATAAAAACCCCCGACTATTCGGGGGTTTTTTATTATGTAACAGATATTTATATATTATAAAATAAAAAAAAACATTTATAAGATGAAAAGAAGAGTAATTCAATTAAAAGAATCTGAACTCAAACAATTGATTTCAAGAATTATAGAAGAACAAACAGCAGCTTCAGCATTTACACAAGGTCAACAAGCTGGTCAGGTGGCGGGACAACAAGCTCGTCAGGTAGTTAATAAAGCTGCAAATCAAGCGGTGGCTACGGTTAAACAAGGGGCAACAAATTTGGCGAAAGGTCTTGGTGAAATAGTTATCACTATTGGTAAAATTCCAATTAAAGTACTTATTTTCGGTGCTGCTGTTGTTTATGTAATTGCTGATGGTGTATATAAAGTGGGAGTGGCAGCACACAATGCTTTTATGAAATTTTTATCCGCAACCGGAAAAGTGCTTGTTAAAAAATACGAACAAGCTAGTGCAAATACTATAAATTCGTTAAATAAAATTGGAATTGTATTAGATAAAGGTATGAATTTTGTGAATCAAAAGCTTACCTCTTTGAAAGATTCAACTTTCGCGATAGGTAAGTACGTTATTGATAGTTTTAAACAATTCGGAACACAACAATGGGCAAAAGTTTTAGTTGCTGCTGCGGGCATTAAAGAACTTGCGAGTATGTTAGGTGGTTATTTAAAAAGTGCGTGGGGAACCATACAAAATCAAGTTGGTGTGGCTTGGGAAAACGCCTCAAATTGGGCCCGTGGTGCTATGAACACAGCGAAGCAAGGTTTACAAAACTTTAGTAATTCAGTTACAAATAAAGCAAATCAAATGGCTCAATCCGCTTCAGGTTATGCAGGTAAAGCCTTAGGTGCAATTCAAGGTTTTCTATCTGAAATGTATGAAAGATATTTATCATTTTCTGACGATACCGAATCAATACTTAACGAAGCTATCAAATATAACGGTAAAGTTATTTTATAATTTTTTCATAATACTTTTTAAAACCCTCGAGAAATCGGGGGTTTTTTGTTTTTTGTATATTCTGAAAAATACACTATATTTGTGCTATGGGTGAAACAGATTATAGTAAATTAAGAACTGATGTCCTTGAAAAACTCATTTACGAGAGAAGTATTGAGTGCAAAATGAAAAAGGACGAAATGGTAAAAATGTTGAGGTTGTACGATGAGGGAAAGTATATAGAACCAATGAAAGAAACTTCATACGTAAAAGACGGAGATGGTTTTATGGTGGGTGTTGATATGAAGAATAAGGAACATTTACAACAAATAAGTAAATTAATAGAAAAAAAAGAGGGTAAATCCTTAAACAGATATTCTGATGATAGAGTATGGTATTGGATTCCTAACAAATTAATATGAATTGGATAGAATATTTTTTGGGTTTAGCTGAACAGGTTAAGTTAAAATCTAAAGACCAATCCACACAGATTGGTGCAGTTATCGTTGGCGAAGACAATGAGGTCCTTTCTACGGGTTATAATTCATTTCCGAGGGGAATGGATGATTCGAAAGAAGAACGTCAGGAAAGACCTGAAAAGTACTTCTGGTTCGAACACGCAGAACGTAATGCGATATACAACGCTGCTCGGGTTGGAACTCCATTAAAAAGCTCCACCATATATCTGACATCGGGGTTACCGTGTATGGACTGTGCTAGAGGTATAGTAAACAGTGGAATTAAGACTGTTTACTGTAAAGAGGTATGTACCACAAAAAATAAGGAGAAGTGGGATGAATCTCAAAAGAAATCACTCCAACTCCTCCTTGAATGTGGGATTGTTGTAAACTATTATTAATTACCAAGTTCTACAAGCCCAATATCTTGCTTTCCATCTTGGACCTGGGTTGTCACAATTGTGTCTGGCTCTAAATGATTTTCTTCTTTCGGGGTTATTTTTCTTAATCTTCATAACCTTACCTTTTGCTGATTTACCACCAAAACCAAAGTTTACTTTTACAACCTTTCCACTTGCATTTTTAACATAAACTTTGAATTTCTTTACGTCTCCTTGCATAATTTTTCCTAATTGTACTTTACGTCCTTGGTATTCAGCCTCATTTAATAAATCGGTTACTTCATAATCAGTTTGTTCGATTGGTCCGTATTCATTTTCATATATGAATGTTAAATCGTCGTCAGATAAATCTAATTCACCACTTAAATATAGTTCTTTAGATTCTTCTAATAACTCATAGAAACCATCAGTACCTAACTTATAAACACTTTCTATTAGTGGTTTTTTTGCTAATACGTGGTATGTTAATGCTGCGGATGTTTCTATATTTTCATTAACCAATGTTGGGTATAGTGTAACATTGTTTGGTATTGAAAAATCAACCTTTATTTTGTTTTCCATTCCTTCATCAAATTTTGTCATTGTTGGTTTATTACCCTTACCAATTTTAGGGTCTTTCTTTTCAGCTCTTCTCTTTTGAGAAGTCATTGCTTTCTTTTCTTTCTTACTATATGAACCTGCAGTTTTAGGGGTTTCTTTTGATACTTTCTTCGATGGTCTACATTTTGGATATGATTTACCATCTGCGTCTTTTCTACCGCAAGGTGGGTGTTTACCATCTACCTTACGACTGACATCTACCCACTTTTCTTTAAACCAACGTCTAAGGTCTTCTACTAAAACATCACCCTTCTCGATTGATTCTTGAATGTATTTAAAATCTTCTTTACTTACAAGTACCTTCATATCGATTATTTTTTACATTTTTTCCAACCACCACCTTTTTTCTTATAGTTTTTCGCTGCCCAACCATTTGCATATGCACTTGGGTAAACGTCGAATTTTGATTTAGCAGCTGCTTTAGATGCTGCCCATTTACCTGGGTCGGTAGGACAATTTCTACTCTCGTCTATTTGGTATTCTTCACTTAATAAACTCTCATCCATTTCAGTATCTTGACCCTTTGTTTGATTCATCATAAAATCAAAAACTTGGTCCAAATTTTCTTTGGCTACCGTTATGTGGTCATCAGCCCAATCGTGTCCGTTATCGAGTATTTCGTTAACCTTATTTTCGTCTATTTCTAATAACAATTCACATTGTCTTTTGATTTGTTCTAAATTACTAAAAAACATATAGTTACCCGTTTTTTGTTCTACGAGTTTTGATATGTGTTTTTTAATAACATTTTCTAAATTTTTCATATTCTTAAATAGTTTTATTTTTCTGATATAATTTCAAATTTCAATTCTTCTCTATAGAATATCTCTTCGGTATGTGTTTTAGCTTTTATTTCGACCCAATACTCTCTTGGTATCATATAACTTGTATCTAATATAAACGAATTTTCATTTGTTCTGTCTAATTTAGTCCAATCAAACACATTTACTTGGGTAAGTCCTTCTTTCACATATACCCTATAATAAACCTCGTCAAATAAAACCGATTTAGGTTGATTAATTGACCTTAGAGTGACAACTACTTTTCTAAACTCTCCACGTTTAATTTTTTCGTTTAATTTAATACCAAAAAATTGAATAGCGTATCTTTCTAATTCTGTTTGATTCTCACCAATAGTGAATAGACTTGTATGTGGTTTAGGGATAAATTTTTGTTTAACGTCACTAAATGAAATACCACCTATTTCAATACCTTTCCATTTATCATAAAAGAATCTTTTACCGTCACAAAGAACACCACTAATACCAAATGTAACCTTATAAACTCCTTTACGAACTTTAGTAGTGGTGAGGTTAGATAATCCCGCAATTGGGTTGTTTGTACTGTCTAATATATCAACTGTTGGTAAAACGTCTAAGTCGTAGAAATTAGTACCTTTTGTGACATATAAATATAGATTTCTATTGATGTCGGCAATAAAGTTTTCCCTATTGTCATCTATTTGGTCATCAAATACCGTTTCAACAAATGGTTCAAAAAATGTTTGGGTATACATTGTAAAAAATGATACCGATTGGTCAACCTCGTTTGTAATATTTTGATATTCGGGGGCAAATGCAATACCTAATCCATAGTTAATACTTGTACCTGTTAATATGCTATTTACGTAACTTGTAATATCTGCTTTAAAGTTTTCATTTCCATTATCAAAATGAACTTCAGCAATTGTGGTACCTGTCGGTGGGGCCGTAGAATAAACTCCCTCTTCTGTCCACTGGTCTAATGTAGTTCTATTAAACCAGTTCGACGGTCTTTGGTCAAAGGTTTCATTACCTGAAGTATAATCATAGGCTTGTTCATAATCAAACCCAACTCCCTCATCCCAAAATTCAGATACTTTGAATACGATAAGGTCAAAAGAGGTTGTTCTTTCTCTACCTGTACCTCTTTTTACTCCTTTAAGCGACTCATCACCAAATATGGTATTAGTTAGATTTAGGTAATGTCTTGTGTTTGAATTTAAAACAAATTCACCACTATCAACTTTCGATTTTAAATCATCTAAATTGATTCTGAAGATATACTTAGAGAATCCCGAACCATAAAAAATCTCAGTATTTGGATTTTTTGCGGTGTTAACCTGTGAATCCTTAATTAAGGTGTTGTTTTTATTGAAATATGAACGGAAATATGACATCTTTTTATTTAATAAATATCAATTAGTTAATTCTAATTGAGTGGTTTATTAAATCATTCTCCATAGAATCGATAAGATTTTCTAAAACATACATATCTTCGGTTGTCATATGTCCTGGTTCGGCCCAGTTATGTACGTGACCAACCAAAAATTTATACATCTTTTTTATTATTTGAATTAAAACTTCCCCTCTAACAGTTGCGTAGGTTGAGGGTTCAATTTCCATAAGATAGTCTTCCTGAGTGAATTCGTAATTGTCTATTTTTGTGAAATCTACACTTTTTTTAGGTCCTTTGTTTGTACTTGTAGATACAAAATACATTTTATCGGATATTAAATTTGAAAATGTCTGCTCACCTTTATTGTCCTCTGGTCTAAGAACTTTTATCGTTTTTGTTTTAATTGAAGGGAGCGGATTTGCAAATTCTTTCGAGAAAATCAATCCGTGACCTCTACCAACTCCTCTGACCTGAATATTATCTATGAACGATTTACGATTCGATTTTTGTGAATCTGATATTGTTGTTCTTGTTAATAGTTCGTTTGTTGGTCTGAAATAGAATGGGTGTACATCATCTTTACTATAAAGAGTACTAATTTTTTGTAAACTATCTGTGTGAATTATATGTAAGATTTCTCGTAATTCTATATAACCAGTTTTAAACGTGTCAATTGATATTGTTGCAGTTGCACCTGTTAGTGAATTATCTGAATTAATTAGTTTTACCTTTTTCGTATCATTTAAATCTATTTGAGTTCCACTACTAAAATAGTTTGTGTCGAAAATGGGTCCATATGTGTCCAATATTTTATAAACAAATACATCAACCTTTGTTGGGGTTGTTAAATCATCAATGGTATATTCAACAAGGTGTTTTATTTTATTTACTGCGATTTTGGAGATGGTAATTTTTTCGTCTTTAATCGACATAGTTCTTGGAAACTTTTTAAGATTAAGTTTTGACATCTTTTCCGACATCAAAGGAACCTCACTTAACCTTTTTCTAAATTTAGGATTTGGGATTTCTTTGTTTATGAGTTTACCACCTCTTAACATCATACCATTCTTTGTAAAAACTATATCAGAACCATAGTTTCCATTTAATGCGGTATCATCCAAAGTAGCCATTGTACCATATGATTTCCTATCAATATAGTTTCCTGATTTATCTCTTAAATCGGGAAGTCTTTCTGCAATAACACCTCCATATGTTGTATCTTGGTGTTGTGGAGTAAATGTTTGAGATTCAAAGTCGTGTGGAGATGTATATGGTCCCGGCACATATTCCACGTTTTGATTATCTTTATCAGTATCGTATTTAATTAACTTTACTGACTGACCATCTTTGGGTATAATATTGATGTGTCCCGGTAGAAACGGAATTGCTATTAATGGGTCCTTTTCGTCCCATTCATCATAATTTTGTCCTGCGGCAATTTCACTTAGAAATTGACCATACGGTCGATATCTAATTCTACCAATTCCTTTTGGGTCTCTATTGTTAGTACAGACGGCGACATCAATTATTTTCATAAAGCGGTTCTATTTCCTATTTCTTTGTTTATCTCTTCGTAATATTCTTGTACGGTATCTAAATGCCTTGTTAAATCAATAATAAGCTGTTTTGTTTTTTCGTGTTCCTCAATTAAAAAATCTCTAGCCTCAAATAATGTTTTATTTGATTTATCTTTTGCGTTTGAATAGATTTCAGTTAATGTTTTATTATCCATTTTAGAATATTTTACCCGCACCAACAATCATTGGTGAAATAATTGCACCACCTGGACCCGAAGGTATTACTGCTGGTTTTAAACCAATTTTTACAAATGATTTTTCATCCATTGTTTGACTATAAGCCTCCATCGTTGATTTAATTGCGGTGTTCCATTTATTTTCTCTATCATAAAGTGGTCCTGTTTGAAGTCCACTTCTTGTCATCTTTTCAATTGCTAACATATACGCCTCATCAACACTAAAACCCGGTAATTTATCTGCTAACATTAAAAGAATACCCGGTATTGGTATTTTTATTGATTGGCTTAAAGCACCACTTATCGTTGATAGTATCGTACTGAATATGGCCTCACAACTATCTAATTTAGTTGTCAAAATTTTCATTAATAATGTAATCAAAGCTAAAAGAATGCCTTTCCATCTTTTGAACTTCCTTAATATAATTTTTGCGGCGATTCTTTTTATAAAATTTAGTAAATCTCTTTTAATGAATCTCCAAAAAGTTTCAATAAATCTCCAAAATAACTTTTTTACAATATCGAAAAATAACTTAGCTAATCTTTTTAGTATTTCGGCAGCACTAAATGCCACTCCTTTGATTAATTTGTAAATTACGACAATCGGTAAAAATAGCTTAGGGGATAAAATAGATTGTATTAATGCTTTTGGTAAATTAAGAATAAACAAACCAGTGATATTTGCTTGTAAATTTCCTAAATCAACTGAGAGTCCTGATTTTTCGTGACTCTCTGATGCAACTTTACTCAATGTATTGTCCACAACTGAATCAATATCAGGACCATTTTTATCTGAAAAATGTAAGAAATCTTCTAAATGGTTTTTGTTTACCGGAACCTCAAAATTATTACAATCTGTAAATCTTAATACTCTTCTTAATCTTGCATTCTCGTCATCTAAATCAATACCTTCAACATCATCAAAATCAAAATAATTTTCCTCATCATCTTCATTGTCTAATTGGTCGATGGGATTTTGATTTAGTGGTTTAGTTTTTTGTTTTTTATTACAAATGGCGAATAGTTTTTGTAATATTCTATTCAAACTATTTGTTGATGCAGTGAATGATTGTGGAGCGTCATCAGCCCCTTGTATTGTCATCATCATTGCTTGCTTCACAATATTCGAAATGTCGGGATACTCGATATTGGAATAGTAGTCAGTTAGAAAGTTTTCAACTGTTGTAGTTCCTGATACGCCTTGTAAACCACCGAGGTTATATGCTTGTGCACCGTTATTCCAATCCATAGTAAAGATTGTCTTATAATCCTTATTATTAAAGAAATATGAAGAACCGGCATCAAATTGGTCATAGAGTTGTTTATTCATTTTTACGAAACCTGTAGTTGTTGAGGATTCATACATAATGTTACCCGTGTTACTATCAGGAGTAACTTTAAGCATATTTAAAAAATCAATTTCCTTTGGGGAAATGTCTACACTATTTGCTGGCATTAGTGTATTTGCACCACAAACACCACCACTAAAGAACGCAGTTTTAACAGAATCCATAACAATGTTTTTGGATTCTCTACCTGTAATACGTGCAGATTCCTTTGCGTATTTTTTTAATTTGTTTTTAATTACAGGTTTACTTGTTGGAGCATTTGGATTTGTTGATTGTTCTGAACCTAAAAACCCTTCGAATGTTTTTATAAGTTCACCAAAAATATCTTTCTTTTGAGTTTGTTTTGCTTTCCTACTATTCTTAAAATCGTCTATTTTCCTTTTGACAAGACCATCAATATCAGGTAAGTCATCTTTAACCCTATCAAATAGGTCGTCTACTACCTGGTCATTTTCGTCTGCCAATTTTTTAATAGCATCAAGTTTGGCTCTTATTAATGCTCTTTGTGTATTAGCCATTAACTATCGTAATTTGCGGTTTTAACGTTATTATCGTCACCTTCATTGACTAATTTTTCCAATAATTCTCTATCTTCTTCAGAAAGAGTCATTTTTGAAAATCCTTCTTTTCCACCACCTGAAGATTGTTTTAACAATGCTCCTTGAAGTTTAACTAAAGATATTTTCTTTTCGGTACAGTCATTTAGGATTTTTTGCTGTTCTTTGATGACAGGACCAATAGTACTCATATCCTCAGCATCTTTCATAAATGACAACATTTTTTTCATTATAAGAGATGCGGTATTTCTATTTTCTACGATATCATTGTAAATCTCCTGCATTAATGCTAATGCGGATTCCGTATCCAACGATATGTTTCTTTTTCTGTCTTTCATATACATAAATAGATATTTTATGAATTTAGAAAACCAAAAATAACACCATCGTACATTTTTCGATATTTTTTAAGAGCAACCCTTATTTCTTTAGTGTTCAGGGAGGTCATTTCTCTTAACGATAGTAATATTAAGTTTTTATTGAATTTATTACCATCACCAACTTGGAATATTCTATCGAAGTTGCTAAAAATTTCAAGTAGGGCGAACCCTAATTTTTGTTCGTTTTCACTGAGTTCTTCAGTGTTTATAAAATCCTCTAATTGAACTGTCATCTTTATGATAACATCTTTGTAGTCTAATACCGATTCATCTATTGTATATGAATACTCGGGATTGTCCTCCATATCACTAGATATGTCATCATAAGACACTGTTCTATTGTTGTCTTTGGTATCTTTCTGTATCGCACCCATAAGGTAATTCTTACAGATGGTACCAAAATAAGAATACGCCTTATGATTCTTGGTGTGGTCGAACTTACTAATCTTAGTCATTAAAAATGACATAGTATCTGTATGAATTTCTTCAAATTCCATATCTTTTCTATATAATTTATAACGTCGAATAATTGATTCGACCATTATAATCAGGGGTTCTCGTAAATATTCGTTGAATATCTTGTTTCTTTCTGCCTCATCAACACTTTCAAGGTATTTGACTACTGCCTTCTCTTGGTCCTCCCCAAAATAAATTTTTTGGGTCCTTTTTCTTGGCATTAGCTTTCTACATAATTGACATCTCTTTTATTTTTAAAGAAAAATTCTTTCTTAGCAGTTTCAATCCAAAATTTAACTTCGTTTTCGTTTAGTTGTCCGTCTTCTCCATTTTTGTATGACCAAAAAAGTGAATCTTCTCTAAAGTTAACGTGTTGGTATCCTGCTCTTGGAACAACCATAATTTTAACACCATTGTGTGTTAATCTTAAAAGAAATTCATATGTGAAAGTCAATTTGATGTTATTTTTAAGTTTACCGTTTTCCTTAACGACTTCTGTTTTAAATAAACCACCACTAGTTTGGTAGTTTTGATATTCCATTAAAACTTCATTATCAATAAAACCTTGGTTGTCGGTAAATCCATACGCCCAAGCAGATTCATTCGTAAAAGAAATAAATTCACCGTTTCCATTAATGTCCTTAACGATAGGTAAGAAAACATCAACTTCAGGATTATTATGAATATATTCACCCATTGAATTAATCCAAATTGTCTTATACTCATCATCAATTTCCAAAATAGAAAACCATTCAGTATCACAATCATCGATACCTAAGTTTATTTGACTTACAAAATCGGTTTCATTTGTTTTATTTTCTAATAATTTAACCTCCAATTTTTGACCGAAATCAAAATCTTCAAGTTTCTTTTTTACACTTGTTGGGGAAATTACTGTTAACTTAATATCATTGTGAAAATCTTCAATTGATTCCAAAGCATTCGCTAACATCACAGACTCATCTTCCCCAATTTTATGTATTGGTAATAAAATTGTTATTTTTTTCATACAGTTTCTTCTACTTTAAGTTTTTCAATAGCACTTTTAATTGACTCTTGTCTGATTGATATCAGTGAGTTAAAAATTGCTAAGGTGTTATTGTTGTGTGTTTCTTTGTTATATGGTAAAACAGTTTGTTTCATTTTATCTTTTACTTCTTCAGTGATTTCAACACCTTCTAACCAAGCTAAAACAAATGTGCCTAATATCTCAACGATTTTATTTGAATCGTATGTCCATAGACCATTTTCACTTAACCAATCAGGTTCAGTATTTGGTATTTTACCAATAACCGGTACACCACATTTCATAGACTCTAATGGGAATGTACCGAATGTTGATTCATCATCAACCCAAACCGATACCATACACTCTTTGAGGTTATCCGCAAATTCATCATATGACATTTGTACCATATCTCTAAAAGTTACCCATCTTAATTGTGGGTATTTAATATAAAATTCAGAAATAATTCGTCTGTGTACCAATCTGTCTCTACAGCTGATTGCCACATATGGTTTTAATGGTTTATCCGATGGTTTAAAATTATCACCAATGAATGGCGGAATTAGATGTGATAATGTTTCAGGAAAATATTCTTTGATATATTTTTTTGTTGATTCGGTTGTTGTGATACACTTATCGAATCCATAATCACCCCATCTACTACCAATAGGTAATGTTTCAAACATATAATCCTTTTGTTGTACCAACATCACTTTAACTGATTTAATATTGGTTAATTGTGGTAATACGTTTGAATAATGTTCAGGTACTACTATAACATCTTCTACTTTAATTTCAACTTTATCGTCTTTAATTGAAACAACTTCGAGAGTATTATATTCTTCACCTAACCAAGACTCTACGCCACCGTAGGTCTTATCCTCTACTAATATTTTAGCATTGTAACCATTTTCTTTTAAGGTTAATGCCATATCATAGATATTCTTAACTGCTGCTCTTGCGTTGTTCTTTGTGTCGTAAGTTAAAAAATATATGACGTTTTCTTTATTTTCAATCCTACCTAAAGAGGATTCTAATTTTTCAATGTTACTCATTTTCTTCTTCTATTAAGATGTTATTTTTTACTAATGTGTTAAATGCTAATCTGAACGATATGGTGGTATCTTTTTGTGCGAAAAGACCCATTTCTTCATCTGATTCATCGAATTCGTTAAGAACTCTTTCAAGACACATTTTTATTATTTCGTATTTAAAAATGTTTATTTCGAGCGATTCGCCCCCATCGTCATCTTTAATCGTGTTACCTGTTCTACAAACTTCTGTAACCGTATCAAGGTCGATGTAATAATATTTTCCGAAGACTTCAACCATAATTTATCAATTTCTATTAATTTATCAATTTCTATTCCATTAGTAAAGTATTCGTTATATTGTGTTTTAAACTTTACTGCCGTTTTATTTTTAGGACACTTGTCTATAATATTTTTATTATCGGTAATCCATAAATCACATTCCTTCCAAAGATTATCTATTTCAGTATCTCTTGAAAATTTTATGTTATTTGACATACACCCATTTCTTGAGAGAAAGAAAAGAGTAGCCGCTTTCGCTTTACCCAATTCATTAATACCAACTAATGTTATGTTGTGTTCTTTGTGTTCATAAATGAATTCATTAAGGTGAATGAAAGCATTTTGATAACTTTGTGTAGCGTGTCCAAAAATTTCGATTGGATAATCGATATATAAAAAATTATCATATTCCTCTTTAGATTGGAATTTATAATAATTTAAAAGATTATCATTTTGGATTATGCTTTCTTTCCCATACTCAAAAGACTCTTGTTCATTTCCCTCTTCAATTTCAGAGTTGATGAAATAATCGTGGTAATGGTAATCGAATTTTTGAATTGTGTTTCTTAAAACTCCATCAATACTAATGTATATTTCCATAATGAAAATATAACATAGATAGATTTATAAGTAAACAATAAACCCACATTTGAAAACTAACAAATGTGGGTTATACTAACAAATGATATGTTAGTGTGCAAAATTATGTTATCGTTAATCGTATCTTTCTAAGATTTCAGAAATAATTGGATTTCTAACAATGTCTTCGGTTCCGAATTCGAACACACCAATACCTCTCACTCCTTCTAATCTTTTTTTGGCGTCGTATAATCCTGACTTTGTTTTGTCTTTAAATTTATCTGATTGTTCTAAATCTCCTGATAAGAAAAACTTAGAATTAAAACCAATCCGTGTAAGTAATAATTTTATTTGTGCTGGCGTTGCGTTTTGTGCCTCTTCAAATACTAGAATTGTATTATCTACGTTCCAACCCCTCATATACGCTAGTGCGGCAACTTCGATAAAACCTTCATCTTTTAACCTTTCTCTCGATTCTTTACCTATAATCTTATTTAGTAGGTAATATGAAGGGTATATGTATGGGTCTAATTTTTCTTCTAATCCACCCGGTAACGAACCGAGTTTTTCCTCAGCTTCAACCGCGGGTCTTACAATTATAATTTTTTCATACTTATTATCTTCCTGCCATAAGAGGTCAACTGCCCTTTTCATTGCTATGTAGGATTTACCAACACCCGCGGGACCAAAACACAAGGTGATTTGATTATCACCTAATATTTTCCAGTATTCTTCTTGATTTTTTGTTAGGAATTTTTCTTTTGGTCTTTTAACTAGTTCTCTGATTCTCTCTTTATGAGTTGTTTTTTTGTCTTCTACAACTGATTTAAATTTTGGTTTCAACAAGGTCTTTTTAATTTAATATAAACTATTATTTTATGATAAATATCATCTAATTACCCGTAGAACCAAATCCACCTTCACCTCTTTCGGTATTTGACAATTCGTTAGACTCAATCATCCTTATCTGTGGGTAAGGTAAAATAACGATTTGAGCCCCTCTTTCACCTACCTTATATTTTAGTGAGTCTAATCCGTTGGTTTTTTTAAATGTGGCTTGCAATTCACCCCTATACCCACTATCGATTACACCAACACAATTTGATAGAATTAAATCTTGGTTACGTACAGAGGAACGAGGGAAGACTAGTCCAACATAACCCTTTGGTATTTCCATAGCAATTCCAAATCCATATGATACACTAAAAGATGTATTTTCAATTTCTTTTGTTATGGTTAAATCCATTCCCGCGTCTCCGTCTTTTGAGTATGTAGGAATCACTGCATTTGGGTCTAATTTTTTGACTTTAACGGGTACGGTGAATATTGATGAAGGGGATACTTGTTGGGGTGTTTCCATTACCCCCTTCATCATCTCTTGCTCAACATCTTTGTTCAATGACGTTAAAACATTGTTCAGAGTCTGAATGAAATTATCGTTTAACATTTCATCATCCTCTAAAGACTCATCATCGACATCTTCAATTTTACTATTCAGTTCCATTAATTTACTAATGTACTCCTGAACCTTATCTTTTTCCATACTATTGGGTTACTCTTTTTTCTGAAATCCACTTATCTAATGCCTTAATTCTTTTTTTAAGGTCTTCATCTTGAGGCCTCAAACAAATCTCAACGAATAAATCGGTGATTCTTACTAATTCCTCTAATGTAACTGATACACCTACAGATTGAACGTACTCCAAAGCCATTTTGCTTTGTGATTGACGCATAATTTGTATTTCACGACTGTAGAATTCCATTTTTTTTATGTTTATGATTTATAATATTCTGGTGTGTTTTTTTCGTCGATTACACATTCAATCGGCATTTTAACTACACTCAAACTTTCACTACCGCGGATATCACCTGCTCGGTATTTTCCTGCAACAAGAGTTGCTTCTTCAACTGATTCTGCTTGAAGGACGTATTTTACTTTTTTAATACGTGGGTTACCTTCTCTGTCCATTTGTTCGGTTTCATAACCGATAGTTACTAAATAATACATAATTGTTGTTTTTATTTGTTAATAATTGATTTGAAAAATTCTGCTCGTGTGTTATTGACAACTCTTAATGAATATCTGTCTTTAACTGTTTCATATAGTCGATTACCCAAGTCTTCAATCATATTTGGATTTTCGATTAATCTTTTCATATGTTTAGCCCAATCTTTGTGATTTCTTCTTGTGTTAACGAGTAAGGCATTTCCTTTACTATTGAACTTACCTTCATCAACCGCATTTACTAAATCAATAAGATAAGGATTACATTCACTTGCAATTAAAGCTTTTTTATGAAATCCTGCTTCAATTGCTTTTAATTGTGATTTATTTGAATTAAACTCACTGTCAACAAGTGGAGCTATCGAAACATCAAATGTATTATAATTTAATGCATATTTTGAAATTTCTTTAGTCCATCTTCTTCTGTATGGTTTATTAGTATCATCGTATTGTTCGTCTTTGAATGTTAGAAGAAAATTTTTATAATCTTCGTCTAATGATTTATAATCATCAGTAAACATTCTTTCGTATTGATACCAAACAGTTTCTGTCGGTGTTATGGGTCTTTCAGTAACTTTACCTTGAGCGTCCATTTGTTTTACTGTACCTCTTAAATCGAAACCACATAAAACAAATTGTGTTGAATCTTTATAAGCAGCAAGTGTAGATGAAATTCCGCTCTTAGCCAATTCCAAATCGTGAAAGTGGGATGAACCACCTAACCAACCAAAACGAATTTTATCTGATTTTTCAACATTCGATTTGTATTGGCTTTCATTTTCATCTATTGCGTTTGGAAAAACAACAATGTTTTTTAATCCGATTTTTTTTGCTATTGTATCTCTGAAAACACTTGTTGTTGTTGAAACATAGTCGGCAGCTCTTAGTAGTTGTACCTTCTTTTTATTTGTTTCCGTTTTTATAATTGACTGATACATAGGGTGTCTATGGTCAGGAGTCCAAAAATCATCAATGTCTACAATTACCTTAACTCCCTTGTTTTTTAACCATTCGATTCTCGATAAGTTTTTTTCAAAGGGAACTTTGTTGTGTATAAAACTATGTAAAATAACTACATCATAGCCATCAAACTCAGAATCATTATCTTCAACATTGTATTTGATATCAATATGGAAATCATTAGGGTAAGTTTCTTGTAAGTGGGTGTATGGACCCATAACCCTGAATTTACCAACACCATATTGGTCTGAGGGAATAGCTAATATTTTAATTTTTGACATAATTTACTTCACTTATATCAAAAATATAAATAAAAAAATTTGAAAAACAAAATTACTTTGCTTTATTTACTCCTGTAATTTTACCTTTGAATATTGAATCCCCAACCTTTAAAACAAGGTTTTCATTAATACTTGAGGTTTGTTGTGCAGTTAATATTTGATTTAATTTTTCGTCTAATACTTTTCTAACTGTGTTTTCAATTAAAACCGCAATTGCATTCATATCAACATTAGAAGAGCCTGTGGTAGATGGTCTCTGTGTCGGTTTTTGGGATTTTGAACTAACTCCCTCTTGTTCCATTAATCTTTTTGCACCCTTCACAAAATCCATATCTAAACTGTCGTTTAATGAAATTTGAGGTATAGGGTTTTCTCTCATCGCCTTTTTAATGGCGTCAGGTAATTTAGAATTTTCTATTCTATCAACAGAAGGCATTCCAACCGGTTTTGTGTTTTGTCTAACTTGTGGTTGTGGCATTTCCATTGTTGACTCATTACTTTCAACATAAAGTTTTGATTCGTCTATTTGACCTCTTTCGAAGTTTCCTGAATCTACTTTATTCATTACTTTTTTTGCTTGTACTAATTTGTACATTAAATCATTTTCTGATATTGCTCCGTTTCCCATATTACTAAATATAATTTATACTAACGAATTTATCAATGTTTTAATCCTTTTTATAGTTTCAGATAAATTTTCAGGTTGATTTTCGTCTTGTACCTTTATGTTGTCTTTATTTAATAAAGTATCTAATTCTGTTCTCGATTCCTTATCAAATCTTGCTCTTGTCCCTTCTCCTGGTCTATCATTACCTGCAACTTGTCTTTGATAATTTTTCCAATCTCCCTCTTTTCTATTATATAAATCTTTGACCGCAGTTTCGTAATCTTGTTTGTTTACTACTTTTTGCCCTTCAATATCTTTTACTTTGCCCTTCAAATTATTTAAAACTTCAGGACCATAATTCTTTTGTGGTTCGGATGTTGGAATATCTTGTGGTTCAACTTTTTCTGGTTCAGGCGTTGGTTTTGGTTGAGGTTGTGGTGATGGTTGTGCCGGTGTAGGTGCGGTCGTTTTTGGTTTTGGTGGTGCTGGTTGTGTCGGTTGGTCCTTTTTAAATCTGGCGTCATCTTCAAACCAATAAGGTGAAAATATCTCAACCTTACTAAGTGACTTCATTGCGTTTGGTGCTTTACCTTTTTGGTATCCTGGTAAATCAGTTAATTTAAATGGATTTAAACCTGGTTTTGTTTTAATTTGATTTACCCTATCTACTCTAAACATTTTCCAACCCGGTAATCCTTTCTTTGATGTTCCTTTAAACACATAAGCCCAAAAAACTAAATTACCTGATTTGGCGTGCGTTCCTAATACAACAGGTTCAATGTCATATCGTACACCATTTAATACTTCATCATCTTCACTTCTATAATCAATAGTAATAGGCGTTCTTTCACTGATTGCATTCCTCAATAAAAGAAGTTTTGCATCTTGTTCAAGTAAAAGTTCCTCAAATATGTTTAATATTTCAGACATTAAAAATCAGGATAGTTTTTGTTACCGTTATATTTGTTAAAAGCTACGGATTTTGTTCTATTGTTTATATCAGATAATGAACCAACAACTCCATTGTTATCTCCTTTTCCTTTTTCGTCACTATCTGAAATTGCGTTAGGGTGTGTCACACCGTATTCGTTTTTATTGGTGTACGTATTTTTAACTACGTTTTGTTTTCTTAAATTAATATCAGTGATTGAGCCGATTTTACCATCGTTTTCTCCTTTGCCTTTTTCATCACCATCTGATATTGCATTAGGGTTATTCACACTATATCCAAAACCGTCGTTATAAATGTTTTTACCTAACAAATTAATTCGAGTATTAATATCAACAGAAGACCCTATGTTACCATTGTTTTCACCTTTACCCTTTTCGTCACCATCAGACAATGCATTTGGATTGCTGTCTGAGTATCCATTTGATGGGTTATATGGGTTTCTTGCTAAACTATCAATTCTGGTGTTGATGTCTACAGAAGAACCTATTTTACCGTTGTTATCTCCCTTACCCTTTTCATCTCCACTTGATAACGCATTTTCGTGATTAGAATTATATTCTGTTTTGAAATTGTAAGAATTTCTTGTTATGTGTTCTTGTCTATATTTTTCAGCAAGTTGTTCTAATTGTGTTGCCATATTACATCAAATTTTTTATTCTTTCTATCTCTTCAAATAACCCAAGTGAAGTAATGGGAGATTTGAATGAGTTATTTTTTACAAAATTAAGATTTGGTAGGAAATCGGGCTTTTTTGAGTGTTTCTTTAAAAAACTATTTTTTCTTTCTCCTGAAATTCCACCCATTTCGTCTGCCTTCTTTCTCCCTTCTTTTCTATTTGTTATTTGGTCTCTGTCCTGTCCTAATACTGACCATCCCCATTTTTCCATTAAATCACCACCATATAAATTATGTCTTTGTGGTTCACTTAATTTATCAACATTTTTTAAATCGTGAAGAATTCTTTTAAGTTGACCATAATTTACTTTACCCGATTGTATTAATTCTTTTGCACGATTAGTACCAACAGTATCAGTTGAACTAATCTGTAATTGTGAATTAAGATGTTTTATTATATCAGGAGGTAAATTATATTCTCTACCCTTTAATTCTTTATTCATTATCTTCCATTTGTTTTAAAATAACTTTTGGTGAAATACCATTGTCCTTTAACGTTTGAAGTAACACTTTAATCTGTCTTTTAATTATTGGGTTTAAATCTTCTTGATTTTCTTTTTCTAAAACATCGTTTTCATTTGATTTTTTAGCTATAATACTTTCCAAATATTCCTCAATAAATTTTTTAGGGTTTTCAATTAATCTAACTTTATCGGTGTTAGCTAATTTTTCATCATAACCCATTTTTTCTAATCTTTCTTCAGCCTCATCGTCAGATAACCCTAATTCATTGGTAAAATGATTTTCTGCGGTATCAAAATCCACATCATTACCCATAGTATCTTCATAACCCAACGATTTATTCATTGCGATTTCTAATAAATCCTCTTTTGATAATTCGTATCCTTCAGCCCAATATTTCAAACTTCCTATGTTTTTACTTGCCGGTCCAAAAGCACCGAAAGTACCGATTGTATTCATATATGACTGAACATAATCATCTGTGGTGTCTTTCGCGGTTATACCTTTAGTTGCGATATTTGATGGTTTTTCACTTCTTGCGATGTTCCCATCAACGTCAACTATTTCATCAACTTCCTTTTCCACTTTATCAGGTATCTTATCAAAATCGGTTTTATCAGAATACTCTTTAGCCCACTTTGACCATTTATTACCTTTTTTTCCTTTCTTTCCCTCTTTTTTTTCTTTTGCTGCGTTAGCAAAGAATAGCCTTTGTTGTGCTTTTGAGGCAAATTTCTCTTCAATTACTTGTTTTATAAACTGATTCATTAAAAATCTTTTTATATAAATATCAAACAGAGGGAAAGATATTTATAGAAGTATGAATACCCAAAATATTTTAAAGTTTTACGGTTCGAAGTTAGATATCAGGTTAGATAGCTCTGAATTTTATGATTATGAGGTTACAAAAACAGAAAATGACTATAATTCAGACGTTTTAGACCTGTCAACATCCATAACATATACCGCATTAACCATAAATGAGTCGTTAAATGGTTTTGGGTGTTCAAGAAACACTATCAAATTAACTGAATACGATAATAGAACTAATGACCCGTCTTATATATATTCGGGGTTGTCAGCGACAGTTACATATTCTTCCTTCGTCAATCATATATCCCCAACATATCAACATACTATATTAAATGATGATGTGTATGAATATGAGGGATTAACAGGAGAGACTCACTACTTTACTATAACGGCTTTTAATCAATCTTTAAGTATTCATACAGGATTTACCGCAACAAATGAAACAGATTTAATTTTAGGATTTGTTTCGGGAACAACATCAATTGAAAAATGTGAAGGTAGATTAGATTCTCCGTCGTATTGTTGTCCGTTTCCACCAAAATTAAGTAATAAACCTTGGGCTTATCAATTTATTGACCCCATTGTTAATGGTTGTAGTCCATTTATCAAAAGGAGAACAGAAAAGGGTTGGACTCTTGACTTTATTTTTAATAGGGAAAGTTTACCTTGGTCATCTGGTGGAGTTTTTTATTACTTTGGAACCCGTGGCTCTTCCAATATAGATGATTACGCAGATAATAATTTATCTTTTGGGTTTACTTCAGACAGAAGAATAAGGTGGACGGCTATCAGATATTCGGGAGAATGTGTTAACAACGCCTATACCGAAAGTTATTATGTTGATTCAGACCAAACAGTTCCATTATGTACAACAGGAACCACCAAAGACTTCAACGTTACTATTGTATTCGACAGATACAAAAGATATACTGAATGTAATTTGGAAAACGATGGCGGATGGAATGATTTATTAGGTTGGAGAATTGATGAGTATAGTGAAAGTGGGACCACATCCACTCAGTTGGTAACATATGACGCAGAAAACGAAGAATTAAATAAAAAATGGGCAGACGAGAGAGAACGAAGATTGGGTGTTTTAAAAATATACCTTAATGGTCGACCAATTTACAAAAAAGAGAATTGGGAAGAGGTTGTTCCTTCAAAAAGAGGAGTACAACCATTTATACAATCTTGGGGTGGTGGTACAGGTTTAATGACTCATCACGACGGTGTTTGTTGTTTTAATATGAAAACAATCAAGTATTATGAAGAACCGTTAGATTTTGTCCACGTTAGACATAATTTTTTAACGAGATTAAATCAATATGATTTCTTTATTTGTGGATTAAATTGTGAAGATGATGTTTACACCATTGAGGGTGGTCATATTATAAATCAAAATGGTGAAATCATAACAAGTAGCGATGGTACACACATACTATATAGAACATAAAAACTAATATTTATAGAAATGGCAGAAAATAAACTAATATCAGAACTATCAGGAATAACAAACCCAAGTCTTACGGGGTATACCGTTTATGATGACGGAATAACCACCTACAGAATGGCTTTAGGTGAATTAGTGGCATACGTAACAGCCGAGGAAGGTGATTTTGCAACTACGGGAAGTAACACATTTAACGGAAATCAAATAATTAGTGGTAGTTTAACAATTACAGGTTCCGTAACTGCCAATTCGTTTGTAGGTAATGGTAGTGGATTGACAAATTTACCGTTATCACATTTAACAACAACATCATCGTTTAACACATTTACGGGTAATACAATGTCAATGTTTAGTAGTTTGACCCCTGTTTTAAATGATATACAAACATCAACAAGTTCTTTAAATTCATTTACCAGTAGTATTAATACTAAAACAGGTTCATTTGCAACCACTGGCTCAAATACATTTTTAGGTAGCCAAACCATAAAAGACGCCGTTATTATCGGTCCGAGTGGTAGTAGACACACCAATAATCCTGAAATGTTACACGTCCAAAATAGTGGAAGTTTTAATATTGCACATCTTCAAGGTAATGTTGACAATTATTTTCAACTTAATATAAAGAATGAAAGTTCTGCCGCAGGAGCAAGTACTGACTTTGTTGCAACTGCCGATAATGGTACTGAAAATTTACATTATGTTAATATGGGTATCAACTCAAGTGGTTTTCTTACACCGTTTTCAGTTGGTTATCAAAATGATGCGTACCTAATTAACAGAGGTAGAGATTTATATATTGGTTCTTTGGATGGTCCGGATTATGACCATACTCACGTTCATTTATTTTCTTCTAATAGTTGGCAGAATCCACAGATTAGTATTATAAGTGAAGGAAAGATAGGATTTAACACAGGTTCTGTAACAACAGGATACACATATGAATTTAGTGGTAGTGTTAAATTAAATAATAATTTAAAAACGGATGGATTTACAATATTAACAAATGTAACCTCAAGTTTTACAAATGACGCGGCGGCCGCGGCTGGTGGTGTACCATTACAAGGACTATATAGAAGTGGTAGTTACGTTTTAATTAGATTAACATAATATGGAATTTTTTATCAGACAGGGCGCAAGTGACCCAATATTGAAAATGAAATTGATTGATGACGGTAAAAACGACAAGTCGTCCTTTAATGATATGCTAGAAAATTCAGACATCACATTTGAAATGTTTGATGTTAAAACAGAAGAATATCATATCTTAAACGGTCCTTGTCTATTAACGACAAGAACCAAAAAGTATGACCAAACAACTGACGAATACTACATTACCTATCGTTTTTCAGAAGAAGGTACGTCAGTTAAAGGTAGATACGAAGGAATTGTAACGGTTCAATTTTTAGATACAAACTCAAACCCAACAACAAAACTTATCCTTCCAATCAAAGAAAAATTATACATTAACGTAGTGTAATTTGTTTTTCACCGTTTAATTTTTTATATTTATTAAGTAACAAGGCAAACTGTGATTTAGGTCACAAGCTAATACGTCACTTTAAAAAAATATAAAATGAAAGAGGTAATATCTCAGGAAGTTATTGAAAGCTTCCTTAACGGTGGTGACCCCGAAGAGTTCATCGTGGGTGTTGAATATGACTACCCAACCAACAAAATCTACAAAATTATTCAGGACCCTATTCAGGGTAAAATCATCAAAGAAGATACGTTTACTCCATTTATGTGGGTAGGTGATTTATCAGGATTAAATTTCTATGGTAATTCCAAATCCATTCAAAAGAAAAGGATGGGTGAATTCGGTATTCTTATTGAAAAATTAGAAACCGGTGGAAATGAAAGACTTGAAGCTGGTATGAAATTTTTAGTAAAAAGTATTAAAAGTTATACTGACTTAATTTCATTTTTCAGAATGGGGGGATTAAATCCTTGGGATGAAAAATATAGACAATTTTTTACAATACTATCACCCGTAGAACAATATCTAATTCAAAAAAGAAAAAGATTATTCAAAGGAATTGATGACTATGGTGGTGTTCATCGATTTGTATTCGATATTGAAACCACAGGTTTAGACCCTGAAACTTGTAATATCATTTTGATTGGAGTTAAGGATAACCGTGGTTTAAATGAAACAATTCCCGCATTTGGTGAAGATGGTGAAAAGACTTGTATAGAAAGGTTTTTTTATCATATTAGAAATTTGAAACCAACAATTATTGGCGGTTATAACTCCGCATTCTTTGATTGGCCGTTTATATTAAAACGTGCACAAATACTTGGTGTTGATATTGAAGGTTTGACACAAATCTTTACATCACAAGGTATGAAAGAAAAAGAGGGGATGTTAAAACTTGCAAATGAAATTGAACCTTATACACAACACGTTATATGGGGTTTTAATATTATCGATATTGCACATTCTGTTCGTAGAGCTCAGGCAATTAACTCAGAGATTAAGTCTTGGGGTTTGAAATATATTACACAATATTTGGAAAAAGAAAAACCTAATCGTGTTTACGTTGATGGTGGTAAAATCTCAAAAATATATCTTGATAATGAAAGTTATTATGTTAATCCTAAAACAGGTAACTATAAACAAATTGGTGACCCCGGTACTGAAGGATTAATGGAAAAATATCCCGGCAAGTTTGAGATATGGCCAGGTAGAAAAATTGTAGAGCAATATCTTGACGATGACTTGTATGAAACTATGATTGTGGATGATTCATTCTCCCAATCAACATTTCTATTGTCTAAATTAGTACCCACAACATATGAAAGAATTGCAACAATGGGTACTGCAACATTATGGAAGATAATAATGTTAGCTTGGTCATATGAAAACAATTTGGCGGTTCCTGCTAAAGATGAAAAACGAGCAATCACAGGAGGTCTATCACGTTTATTAAATGTTGGGTACTCAAAGAACATTGTTAAGTTTGACTACGCTTCACTTTATCCATCTATTCAACTTGTGTATGATGTATTCCCCGAATGTGATATTATGGGTGTACAGAAATCAATGTTAAAGTATTTCCGTAACATTCGTATTAAGTACAAAAGATTAGCGGGAGAACTTGCGAAAACAAATCCCGTAGAGGCGGAAATGTACGACCGTAAACAATTACCAATTAAGATTTTTATTAACGCTTATTTTGGTAGTTTATCTGCACCACAAGTATTTCCTTGGGGAGATATGAATATGGGTGAAACTATCACTTGTACGGGTCGTCAATGTTTACGTATGATGATTATGTTCTTTATGAAGAAAGGTTATAAACCTCTCGTAATGGATACGGATGGTGTGAACTTTGAAACTCCTGACACAATTAACGAACACAAGTATATTGGTAAAGGTTTAAATGAGTTAGTGGAAGAAGGTAAAGAATATCAAGGTATTGAAGCGGACACTGCAGAATTTAATGATATCTTTATGAGAAACGAAATGGGTCTTGATATTGACTACACTGCTCCGGCTTGTATTAATGTTTCTCGTAAGAACTACATCATTAAATTGATGAAAAAAGGTAAAGAGAAAATTAAATTAACGGGTAACACTATTAAATCTAAAAAATTACAAACGTATATTGTTGAATTTTTAGATGAAGGTTTGAAAATGTTATTGAATGGTGATGGTTTATCTTTTGTTGAATTGTATTATGAATACGTTGAAAAGATTTATAACAAAGAAATCCCATTAGCAAAAATTGCAAACAAATCACGTGTTAAACAATCCGTAGAAGATTATAAAAAACACATCAAGAAGACAACTAAGGCAGGTTCATTAATGTCACGTCAGGCACATATGGAGTTAATTCTTGAAAACGATTATCCTGCTGGACTTGGTGATACTATCTATTACATCAATAATGGTACAAAGAAAACTTCCGGTGATGTTCAGAAGATAAGTAAACCAACCAAGAAACAACAAGAAGAATATCGTGCAAAAAATGGTGTTGATATGCCGAATGATTTTATAGAAATCAATTGTTATATGATTCCTGAAAAAGATATTGTAAATAATCCAAATTTAACAGGTGAATACAATGTTGCGAGATATCTATCAAACTTCAATAAACGTATTGAACCTTTACTTTGTGTATTTAAAAAAGAAATTCGTGAGGATATTTTAATTGAAGACCCAAGTGATAGACAATACTTTACTAAATCTCAATGTGAACTTATTAATGGTCAACCGATAAAAGAAGACGGTCAAGATAAATTTGATGAAGTGATGACATTGTCAGATAGTGAGGTGTTATTTTGGAACAGAGTTGGTCGTGACCCGTTCTTTATGTATGTAGAAAACAGCTTAGAACTTGCGGACCCATATTGGGTAGACCACAATAGGAAAGTAGTTTCTCTACAAGCAGAAAGTATTAAGAGTAACGAAGATGAAATTATCGAAACCAATGGAAACGACTTTGCTTTACACGCAGTTGAAAGTTAAATTACATTAAACGGAGAAGGCATTGGTCTATATTTTAATGCCTTATTAAGATTTTCCGCCTCGGCTCCTTTTCTCTCGAGAAGTTTGTCGGGGCGAAGTCTTTCTAATCTAGCAGCCAACTCTTCGACAAGTTTTAATCTTTCATCTTTACCCTCGGTAAGTAAAGAACTATAATCTAATTTAATTGTACTATCAGGAACCTGTAAGTCACCTGAGAATTTACCCCAAATACGACCTAAACCTTCTTTAGCATATCCGATTAGGTATTTTCTAACCCAGTTTTGCGCGGGTTTATTTAATCTATCCCAAGTCAATTGTTCAGTTTCAACGTCTGATGGTAACTTAATAACATCTGCGTTTTGTTCTAAACACGTATCTCTGTCCATAGTATCATAATACCAATACCAAACTCTGAAATTTGCGTTCTTTATAGAACCAAAATCAAATTTACCACCCGGTACGTTCATTAAGTGTACAATTTTAGTACCATTAGGACCTGCAGTTATTCTATATGTTAATTCACCACCAATAAGACGATTTTTTAAGTTCCTGTCTTGCATTCTCAATAATAAATCAAATGCTGGTAACATAAAGTAAGAACCTGATGTACCAATTTGTGCAAAACCACCCACACCACCGAAACCTACACCACCAAGTCCACCAAAACCACCTAAGAAAGGGTCTACGATAGAATCGGTAAGTTCAGCTCTTGTGAACCATAAAAGTTCATTTATTTCACGACCCGCGGGAATCACATATGTTTGAGTACCTCCTGATAATGTGATGTAATCTTTTTTCAGTTCGTGAGGTCCATTAGCTTGAAGACCTACAATCTTTGAATATGAGTAGGTATATTGGGTTTCATAGTCTAAACTTCTTGTTGTAAAGGCTCGAGTTAAAGATTGTGTATCAACGTCTAACCCCGCCAAAGCTGACCACTGAGATTCAATTAACCAATCAGACACATATTGTTCGTATTCTGAAATTGAAAACTCAATAAAGGTGTCCATTTGTTCTTCGGTTAATTCAATACCTCTAACAGGCATACCTAATAAATGGAATACTTGAGAGTATAGTTTTTCTTTTTCTGGTTGTGATATAACAGTAGTAGCCATATTTGTTTTATTTCTATAAATAGTTTATATTTTAAAATATGAATATAAATTCAACTCAAAAATTAGATTATAGTTTCTTTCAAAACCTTTACGAGGAGGGTAAAACGGGGTGGAAGGGACTTTACTTTGAGGAAGCTCAAAGATGTTTTGAGTCCGCATTTTCTAAAATTAATAGATGGGGGTGGTTTGAAAAAGAAGAAAGGTATGGTATATTAAGTGAAGACGGAAAATGGGACGCTTTAAATAGATTCAACACACACCCGAATTTATATCGGTTTGTTTATGAAGAATGTATAAACTCAAACCCAAATTGTTTTACTGATTTTGGTAACCCAATTTATCACGAGAAAAATATAAAAGTGATGTGGGAGTTTTTAATGGAAAATTTTGATTTGTACTTCACAAAAAACATAACACCAAAATATTACAATAAAATATATTATCTATTAAATAAATCTTGGCAAACAGGTAATATAACAACAATCATTGCAGTATCTCACTTGAAAAATGCGTTTCCGAATATTACTGAGATGAAATACGGATTTGAAGCTGGTGATAAATCAGATATGATGGGAGTGGATATTGAAATTAAGTTAGATAATGATGAAATAAAAAAATTTCAAGTTAAGAGTGGTAGATATACTGATAAAAGTTATGGTGGTATCTATTACGTTAATGGTTCTGCGAATGATTTGAGTTATAAAAATTGTGATTACTACATTTATGGTCAACCTAAGTGGCAAGACACATTATCACAAGTAATAATTTTTAAAAATAGTCCTGATTTAAAAAAGAAAGATAAAAAGACATTACTCGTACCTCAAAAAAATATTATATATAAAACACAACAATTTATGTCAATACCTGAAAATTTATCTAAACTAATGGAGATATGTGGTAAAAACGATATCGAGTTTAGAATATTAAAAGAAGAGGAGGAAAGTTCAGTTTCATTTAACGAAGAAGAACAAATACTAACAGTTAAATTTATTGGTCCTGATGATTCTACTTTATTAAGTAAGATTCAGAACACAATAAAAACATTAGAAGAGAGATTTAAGTAAGTCCTTACTGAATGTTTCTGAGTATTCTCCGTCACCCATCACTTGGTCGATGATACCTTTTTTCTTCTGTAATATATTGTAAACAATCTTCTCAATAGTGTTCTCAAATATTGGATAATATACGAGGACACTATTTTTTTGCCCGTATCTATATGCTCTATCTTCTGCTTGACTATGATGTGCAGGGACAAATGACAAGTCATTCATAATTACAACTTCAGCTGCGGTTAATGTAATACCAACACCACCGGCAACAATGTTAGATATGAATACTTTTACCTTATCATTGTTTTGAAATTTATCTACCGATTCTTGTTTACGCTCTTTAGACATACGACCATCGAGAGTAACCGAATTCTTTTTGTATTTTTCGTGAATCAATTCTAATGATGATGTAAAATTGGTAAATACGATTACTTTCTTTCCTTGTTCAAGACATTTGTCAATAAGTTCACAAGTGTATGATACTTTTTCAATTGCAATCAATTGACGAATCTTCATTAAACGATTTAAGGTAACAGTAATACTTTCATTTTCTTTGTTGTCTTTACTGATTCTCATAAACTCCTCTAACTCATCGTCATAGAATGTATTTTTCAATTCTAAATAAACAGGGGTTACTATTTTTTCAGGTAAATCGAGAATGTCAGTTTTCATTCTTCTTAAAACTAAACTTTTAGTTCTTTCCCTTAGTTCATCTAAATTAGATGCTCCACTAGTGTTCCAAACCTTTCTATTACCAACTCTAAATTGATATCCCGCACAATATCTACGAACATATGATTGCCAATTGAGTGTTAATGGTGATTCAACAATTTTTAATAGATTAAAATAGTTAATAGGTCTCGATGTCATCGGAGTTCCTGTAAGTAACCAAACCTTTGGTATTTTTTCTAATACGTCATTTAATAATCTTGTCCTTTGAGCAGTATTGTTAGATATGTAATGAGCTTCATCTACAATCGCCAAATCAAATCCCGCGTTTACCAATAGTTTATAATCTTCACTATCTTCACTATTATCTGTGGTATGGAAGTTCTTTAATATATCATAATTTATAATATAATAATCAAAAGTAGAACCCCACTTACGACCTTCAATTAGTAAGATTCTTCTATCCGTATAATTTTCAATTTCTCTTTGCCAGTTAATTTTGAGGGATGCCGGACAAACTATCAGAATTTTTCTGGCATTACTTTCTAAAGACGCAATAACCGCGGACGTAGTCTTCCCAAGACCCATATCATCCGCCAAAATAAATTTATCATTTGCTAATAATTTCTCGATGGCGACTTTTTGATGTTCCATCGGTGCTCTCTTACTATAGGGACTATAGTCAATTACTCTATTGAGTTTCTTTTCTTCTTGTAAGATTGCAGCTTTAGGTACCCACATTGCCTGCAGTTTATCCGATTCTAAAACCTTACCCCAAATGTGATATGCTTTGTCTGTTTCGCAAAGTAATTTCTCGACCCATATTTTTTGTGGGACTGAAACCAAAAATCTTTGCTCCATTATCTTCTCGCCGAACGATTCAACTATTGAAACGTATTTTTTTGCCACCTTTGGTGTAATTGAGTGATATTTTAAAACATAGTCAGCCTGTGGCCTTGTAAAACTAAACCCCTTTGCAGTTTGGGATTTAATTTTCCATTCCAATAATTGATTATTGGAACCATCATAATTTTCTAATATTTCTCTTGCCTCTATCTCAGGAATTTTTCTTTCCATATTAAAATATAACAAAATGGATTGTATTATTAAACTATTTATACGTATATGGAAAATAAATTACCCATAAACAGATTATCTAAATTCTTCTCAACAGACGACTTTGACCTCCATATTCAAATGGGTCAGGAGTATCTACACGGAGATTTAAATATGAAATTGGTTCTATATAGAGTAGATAGAGCCAAAACAGATAAGGACGCAGTTTATGCAGAAGTGGGTAAGGATGAAATAAAATATTTCCCTCCTATTGAATTTAATGCGTTAGTTAAAATTGATGAGCCTAAAAATAGTTCTTATAAGAATGGAACTCTTAGGTATTTGGAGCCCGGTAATTTACTAATCCAAGTGTATATAAAACACTTAGAAGAATTGAAGATAGATGTTAGATATGGTGATTATATCGCGTATCCCGAATCGGAAGGTCGAGTTAGATATTATAATGTTATTAATGACGGAAAAGTAACATCTGACAATAAACACAATCATTTCGGGTTCAAACCATATTATAGAACAATAACTTGTGCACCTGTTCAGGAAGGTGAATTTAGAGGAGTTTAATTATGCCATTACCAAAAAGAAAAAATAACATATCCATCTACGGACAAAAGGAACTGACAGAAAGGAGACAAGAGTTGTTGGATAGAATAACCAAGTCTGACACTTATCTTCCTGATTCCATTTTACACGATGACCTCGACTTGGGTATGCTTGAATTTATTAAAGATAATTTCAAAGTTGTTTCTGATGGTACAAAAATTCCTATCATTGATAAGATTTTAACAATACAGAGATGGGGTGAGATTTTAAATAATTGGGAGTTTTCTGATGATGACGGGAATATGAAGATTCCATTCATCGCTATTATTCGTAGACCTGATGTTCAGCCAGGTACAAACCCTGTCGTTCAAAGAACTATACCCGATAGACGTACATTCTATTATGCTTCTGTCCCAACTTGGAATGGAACACAAATGGGAGCCGATGTATATAAAATACCACAACCTGTTGCTATTGATATTAGTTATGAAGTGGTAATTTTATGTAACAAGTTTAGAGACCTTAATAGATTTAATAAGGTAGTTCTTCAAAAGTTCTCATCAAGACAGGCGTATACAACAGTTAAAGGTCACTATATTCCTATTATATTAGATAAAAATGGTGACAACTCACCGATTGATAATATGGATGGTCGTAAATACTATATGCAGACTTACGATTTTACAATGTTAGGATTTTTAATCGATTCGGAAGAATTTGAAGTGAAACCCGCGGTTAGTAGAATGTTTTTACTTACTGAGTTTATAGGTACAAAACCATTTGAAAAGAAATTCTTTAATAAATCTATTGAAACAACGACCGTAAAATTTATTGCGGATGGAATGCAAACCACATTTAGTGTGGGAGAGTCTATCGGATTTTTATTTTCAGTTGCAATTAATGGATTAGTTCAGGAAAGGGATGTTGATTATTTCCATATTGCAGGTACATCCAAAATAACATTTGCAGAACCCCCAATGGAAGGTTGGGAAATCACGGTTTCATACTATGCAGGTAGAAATAGTGTCTTTATCGACAGTTATGGTAAACCTTTGTTTTTGGAATCTGAATATTTTGTGTACGATGGTAGTACATTAACGTTTACACTCCTAAATAAAATAGATAGTATCATTAATGTTACAATTAATGGTCTTATAGATGAGGAAGGTGCAGGTTTTGCGGTTTCGGGTGATAATGAGATAACTTTACTTTCGTCTCCTGTTTTAGGTTCCAATATTGGTATTACCTATATACGTTAATCTTCCCCGTATAAATCCTTCTTTTTAGGTTTACAAAATTCATCAATCCACTTTTCTAAAACTTTGTAGATTTTTAAACCATTTTTCTCACAATATTTTTTTAACATTTCGTGATGTTTTTCACTGATTTTTACATTTTTTGATTTGTTTTCCATACTAAAGATATATTAAGATATAAAAAGATAAATAACTATCTTTTTTGAAAAAAGTACGGAAATCTTTGCTAAAAACAAAGATATTTATTGAATAAGTAATAAATTATTTTAACCAAACAACAATCAATGGCAAATTCAAACAAAGTATTCGTATCTCCGGGTGTGTACACATCAGAGAAGGATTTAACATTTGTTGCACAGAGTGTCGGAGTAACAACATTGGGTTTAGCAGGTGAAACCTTGAAAGGTCCTGCGGAAGAACCCGTTTTGATTACCAATTTTGACGAATTCAAAACTTATTTCGGCCCAACATCTCCAGAAAAATTTGGGAATGGGAATCCGAAATACGAATTGGCATATGTAGCAAAGGCTTATTTACAAG